TGACCCCCATAGCTACCTTCTTGGCCTCAATCTTCGATTGCTTCTTCGCCTTGACCTTGGCGTCCATCTCTTTCAGAGATGCCTTAGCTTCCTTAACGGAAGCTGTCTTAGCCTTCTTCGAAGGCTTTACGGGACCAACTTCGTTGGTTCGCATGGCTGCCTTGTCCATGTGGTCGGCAGTCCGCTGAGCCGCTGTCCGCTTGGCTTTGCGACGTTTCTTCTTTGCCTTCTTCGAAGGCTCTTTAACCTCTTCGAGGTTAGAGATGAAGTCCATCGCTTCTTGCAGAAGCTTCGCGGCCTCGGCTTTGCGGGCTGCGGTTGGACGGAAAGTGGCTTGGTTGACTGCCTTACGGCAATCTGAAAATTGGAAGTTATTCATTGTAAATGAATTATGAAGTTTGTTCGGCAACATCGCCGACTCCAAAGATACGGCAAAGTTCTCCACAATTCCAAATCTGAGGACCCTAATAATAAAGTTCCCCTTAGGGGGAAAAAAGGCCATTAGTGTCATGCCGTTTCCTACGCATTATGCAACGAAACCCCGCAGGAAACCTTCGGTTTCGTGAGGTGAAGAGCCTCGACAATGCTACCCCTTTAGGGGTGTTAAGATTTCATAACCCACCGTAGGTGATGGATTGTCCTTCCCTTCGGGACAACGCATTACGCTGTATCGGTTACACCGATTGATGAACCAATCAGTTCTAACTGACTGCAAGTCAGAAGCTTGGAGGTCATTACCTAAACCAAGAATCTAACTTCCTAAGAAGTTAGGGGGAGGGGGGTTCGAGAATCCGTTTCGGATTCTTATGCGTAGCGCACACGTATATATATAATCCCCCAGATAAACATTTCTCACCATTTTTTTCAGGGTCGTGATCGCGCTTGACTTCGTTATCTTCCCTTCAAATACATGACAATCAGTTAAATGCGGTACTTTACTTAACGTTTTGCTAGAGTATTGACTTTTAAAGATTTCTGTTATACCTTTGCTATCCAATCAAGAATGAAACGAACGAAATATTGGGTGTGAGTACACACAAATGCAGTTCATTGGTTGATTGACTTATATACGGGATAGCTGTGCACCGCATTGTGCTACCCACACAGGTCATTTAGAGAACAGAATAACGCTTATATTTGCCCTCATGGAGATACTCAAGGATATAGGCAAGTCTCTTAACTTCCAAGAGCGCTATGACGACATGGATCGTCACGGCATGGAGTCCTACGACAGGGAGCAGTGCAAGGAGTTGCGTGATTTAAGCAAAAGCGGTGCCCCACTCTCCCAATCACAGAAGGATACGCTTAAGTATTGCGACACTATGCGTGGTGAGCGCACTAGGGCGGCTATGAACTTAGGTGTAGCTGGTGCTAAGGTTGTTGGAGGGGCTATTATGCAGAATCCCAATCTCATAAAGTCGGGTGTGACAGACGCGGGGGGTTATGTGATGGGTGAAGCGGCGGAGGTTTCGGGACCTAATGACGGTACTGGCCAGCAGCTGCAGGGTACTGACTTTATTCAGCCTGCTATGAGCTTGGCTTCGGGTATAATGATGGCGGGGCAGGGTGGCAGCCAAGGTTCGAGTCAACAAGACTATATAAATAGATCTCAAGGCGATGCGACAGGTGGTATTGCTGTCAAATTAGCTGATGGTGGCGGAGGCGGTACACCTTTTACCCCTACTGGTGGGTCTGGTATGGGTGCTACCGAACAAATGGCTGCCCTTAGAGCCGAACTTGCATCACATCAGCACACAACAGGCGCTAAATTGCGCAGATCAACAAGAAAACACTCTTATATAAAAGGAAACACTAGAGGATTCGTATAATGGCTACACTAACAACAACTATAACCGAAGAAATCACCCTCAATGGGTCTGATAGAGGTTCAACCAATACACTGTCGGTAGGCAGCGTCACACAGATCTTTAATAGGATCGTCGCGTGCCCCTCAGGGCAGGATACTACCATAGCCAACTTCCAGGCGGCTGTCAACACATCCGACGGGGCGCTTAAGATCGCCGACGCTAAGTACATCAGGGTAAGCAACCTTAGCTCCGACGACGTAGCTATGTCACTTCAGGTCTCTCTAGCGGAGAATGGAACGGCTGACTCCTCTGCTAGTGTACTGCTTGGTGCAGGGACTAGCTTTATCCTTGGCGGAGTGGATGCGGGTATAGCTGTATCGGACGCTAATGCAGACATCATAGTCGCAGGAAGCCTTAAGGATCTAGAGAGCATCATTATTGACGGGCACGGATCCAATGCAGTAAACATAGAGGTATTCGTAGCAAGCTGATAATCCATATATTTGCATCATGAGAACACAGTACACACACGGTAGAGGCACACACGGCAAGGACACAAAGAAGAACCCAATGCGCAAAGCATTTATGGGTGCTTTCCCCGACTACACTCCAGAGCAAGCAGCACAGGCTAAGATGGAAAGAGTGTACGGCAAGGGCTTTGAGCTACCATACGATGACGACGGTCAAGCCTCAGAGGCTGACCTCAAGAAGAACCTGACTGGTAGTCAGATGAAGATTGCTAAGCAGGCTGCCCCATTTGATAGTATCACAGGAGCGGACTTCGCAGCCATGAAGAATGCCAAAGAAAATGGCATGGGGTCATACAGGACCAAGATGGCAGAGTACGGAAGAAAGATGGCTATGCAGGGTATGCGATTGATGAAGGAGTACGCTAACGGCACAGGAGATCCTAAGAAGCCCATGACTGACTCAGAGGTCAATCGTCAGGAGATGATGCAACAGCGTCAGGCAGACAGGGGTATGGGTATCGGAGAGAGGGAGAGAATGGCAATGCGTGATTACCAAGAAGAAACCCAATACAAGCCGCCCACTGGAGCAGACTACAAAGGAGCTCTTTACAAGATGCCAGCGATAAAGGAGATAGTAAGAGGGGGTGACTACGAAAACGTAGACATGGAAAGACTTGCAGCAACCTTGAATAGAGGCAGCCTGCCCGCAAACCTTCGTGGCATGATTGCTCAATTCATAGAAGAGGGCCCAGGTGCGCAGCAGCAAGTGAATGAACCAGCTCCACGAGCCGTAACACAGACACCAACTCAGTTCTCATTCCAAGAAGGACCACGTGGCGAAGGCGGTAGCCTTAGCATCAGAGGCAGACAAAGCGATGTCAAGAAGAGGACCATGGGTGGAGGCATGTATATGAGATAACACTCCAGTTTTACTGGGTAAAAAAAAAGGGCCCTCACGGGCCCTTTTCTATGGGTTAGATATTGATCACTTATTCCATAGTGCCTGACACAGCACGGGGATGTCTTCGCGGCCAATAGCATGAGGCATGTCGCTGATTACTACATCATCCGTAATAATAGCAGATGCTTTACCTGAGACGAAGAAGTCGATGTAGTCTTCGTTCATAACGATGTGAGTTCCGAAAGACATGCGAGCACCCTCCTTGAAGGGAAGCACGAGGTACATGCCTGGCTCGGTGAACGTGAAGGCGCTGTCTCGTGGGATAGCGGCCAAGAGGGTGTGGTTGGCATTGAACACTTCTTCATTGAGTTCTTGCCTGACCCCGTTGGGAACCTCGATGTCTTCAACAAGGAAGATAGCAAACTCTTCAGCCAATCCTGCACGAGCTACAAAGTCTTGATTGAAAGATCTTGAGAGCTGCGCAGAAGCAACGGTTGAGATAAAGGCGAGGAAGGTAATAATGATAATACGCATAATTTTACTTTTTAATTGGTGAGTTGAGGTGATTGATTGTGATGATGGCTTCGTGCATTTGTGCATTGTTGTACCGCTTATACAGTCGGTTCTCTTTTGACGATCCGTCGTCCATAAAGAGGGCTCCTAATATACATAGAGCGGCTGATGCTATAGTGTATTTCATGGTATTGATATTGAATAGAATTTCGTAACTTTGTCGAGGTCGCTGATCTTAGTATATGAAAAAATTTCGATACCATCCAAATCTAGAAGTGTGAAAATTCTCTAATTGCATGAAGAAGTTTTACTTCAATACGAAGAAAAAGCGCAAGGACCCTAGAGTTGAAAACGAAAAACGACGCCTAAACAATGAAGCTGTCAAAAAATTTATCTTTGGCCGAATGTCTGAAAAGTCAAACGGCAAAACGTCTTGGAATAAGTAATGAACCACATGATGATTGGGTTGTCGAAAATCTCAGAGCTATTGCAGAAAACGTATTTCAACCTCTTAGGGACGGTCTCGGAGTTCCTATATATGTGTCGAGCGGCTATCGTGGCCCTGAGCTCAACCGTGCTATCGGCGGTTCGACTCGTAGTCAGCACATGGAAGGAAGAGCGCTTGATCTTGACGCAGATGTATTCGGAAGGACTACGAACTCTAAAGTCTTCGAATATATTCGTGAGAACCTGGAGTTTGATCAAATGGTTTGGGAGTTTGGTGATGACGATAATCCTGATTGGGTTCACGTCAGTTACGTGTATGATGGCCCTAATCGTAAAAGGTGCCTCAAGGCTCGTAGAGATGATGAGGGCAAGACGTACTACGAAGTAATGTTTGGTAAACAACTATAAACAATAACTATGGAGGAAGAGTTCGACGACATCAGCTTCTTGGATCAAGACAAGCTGAAAAAACAAGAAGACAAAGTCAAGTCTGGAGAGATAACCTGCAACCTCGATGCACCAGAGGATTGCGAAAGCTGTAGCGGATAATGCTGGGGCTAGGTCAGTCATTAACTCATGGTGGTCCTCCACCCGAGTCCTTTAAGCTTGTGATTTCAAATGTGAAACTGCTGCCCAAGTCCAATGACGCATTTTTTTGCATAAGGGCCAGGCTTAGCGTTGATACTCGAACCGAGGTAGGCACAGCAACTACAGGGGCATATAGCAGGTATCCAGGCCTAACCGCTGATGTAACTCTGAACAGAGTCAACACTGATACTGAGGCAGTCATCTCTACAGCTACAGCAACGCTAAATGTGTATAAGCCAGGATCGAGCTCAAACAACATTTTTTTAACCGATGCTACTGGTTCATCAAGCCAAGAGCACCTCTCTGGCGCAGAGGGTGACGACACGCTCGATATGGCTGACACTGGCGTGTTTAGCTCAGACATCTCAACTTCTATAGAGGCTCAGGCCTTTAGAGTTGATGTTATTTTAAAAGGCACGGGCTTTGAAGACTCAGACTCCGTCTCAAGTGAAGCCGCAGGAACAGCAATACCTATAAGCGTATAACCATGGCATTAGAATTACTTTACGCCCCTCACTGCGACGTGACTACATCGGACAACGCTGTTATCGGTGACTCACAGAAGCTTCCTAACAAGACGTCTGCAACCATAAACGGAGCCCAGTCGACCGCATCGCGGAGACCCGTACACAGAGTTGCGGGCACAAGCGCCAAGCTTGATGTTGATGTTGCAGGTTTGTCTTTTGACGGGAATGACGGATTAGACCTTTCCTCTCAAGTCTCCCTTGGGGGCCAACCTTATACTCTGATATGTGGATGGGTAGGGGGTGACTACACCTCAGGCACATGGCTTTTTACATCTAACACCAATACAGCTCATTACGGTATTGCTGCAGGTGGCGCAGGTATCTTGTTGGAGCCTAATAGCAGCAGATCTCCAGGTGGTGACGAAGATACCATTGCAACAAACAATACGGACAACAGCACCATAAGCTATACTTTTGGTAATGACGTAGAAGCACTCATTATCTCTAATGAAGGTGATGATCACGTAAACTTTTACAACATCGACGGAGCCTTGATAGCAACCAAGGATGAGCCTCTGTACGACTCAAACTTCCCTCTAGACTTCATCATGCACAACGGAGCTGGAAGCAGGGGTCTTAATGGAATCCTTTTATCTGTCCAGGTTTGGTCTGACCAAGCAATCACAGCATCACAGGCAAAAGCGGTAGGCCAAGCAATAAAAAATCTCAAAGATGAAGACTAAGCCTAACGCTCTAGCTCCCTGTAGAAGGATTGCACTAAGAGCCTGGCCTTCTGCGTGAGCGCGTACCTAACCCTGTAGTTCATCTTCGTCTCCTCCCTGAAGAGATGATCTTCATACGTGTCTGATGGGGTAAGCTTATCGAAGTACTTGTATATGTACCCTTGGTTTACCAGCTCGTACACGATTCTTTCGCCTAGCTTCTTCTGGGAGTAGTCGTACTCTTTGGCGGCAAACCTAAGCGTCCAGAACTCTAGGTCGTATGCCCAGAGCATAAACATAAGTTCTTTCTCGAAGATGTCGTTCTTTCTGCAGAACTCCTTCGTTCTGGTCCTTAGATGCTTAAGGTGGTTTTTTTTTACGTATCTTTGATTGAGCTTGGAGAACTCCCGAAAGAGTTTTTTCTTTGGCTTTTTGATGGGCATGTAACAAAGTTAACACACAAAGACATGGACGACCAAGAATTTTTGCATAGAGTTAGAGAGCTGGCCATAGAGATGGACAAGTTGGCGGATGAATTTGACGTTAGGGATAGGATGATGTCGGTGATGGTTGTGGGTGTTACCACAGTAGATATCTTTGGCGACGCATCAATGCAAGCAGTATACAGCTACAACGCACAAACAAAAGAAGAGCTCGAAGAGCTCACGGACTTTATGAAACAAACCTACCAGCCACCAGAGAAGGAGGACGACGATCTAGACGACCTGCTCAACGGGCTGGGCATATCACTAAATTAAATGCAAGGCCTTATTAGAAAGATTATTATTGGACGCGACCCGAAAGACGCCATGGCGTACTATGTGGGTATGCGTGCAGGAAAAGGGCATGTCAGCGCCATAGTTATGGACGAAGAACATCTATATAGACACGGGTTTAAAAGATATCTCGTATATTTACAGGAAGAGGATGAATCGCAGGTTCTCTGGAAGTCTGTAGACAATATGCCTTGTATGGTTGAATTTGACTTAAACTTTTAAGATGTCACACAAACAATACCCAGGCGGCGATCTAATACCAGATCAGTTGCCCGATGCGTACCGCCTAGGTAACGCAAGCAAGAAGTGCTCAAACTGTGAGTTCTTTAATGCCTCTCAGTCTTACTGCACAAAATGGTCAGCCATAGTAAAAGGCTCATACCTTTGCAACGCATGGAAGGCTAGAGAGAATATGCCTAGAACTTCATCGGTTAGACAAACCACAAGCACAAGATCTTATGGAGGAGGATACTAAGAAGAAGGCTACTGGTCTCGGTGACACCATTGCCGACATCACCAGGATCACCAGAATTAAAAAAATTGTTGACGCATACAACAAGGCCACCAACACAGATTGTGGGTGTGCTAAGCGCCAGCAGAAATTAAATGAAATGTTCCCGTATAAAGACTCCAAAGATGAAGACGTTTGACCTGTTCATAGTTGAACTAGAGAAAACCGTAGACGACACCATTAAGACTGAATCAGGCCTAGAACTTTACGTAGAGACTAAGTTTGAGAACTCAGAGTTTGATTATAGAATCACTCAGGGTCCTGTGGTGTGTGTGCCCTTTAAGTACGATACTGGCGTTGAGATAGGGGACACCCTGTACTTCCACCACCTCGTTGTTATGCAGGAGGGTCAGGTGCTTACGGGTGAAGACAACCACTACTTCGTGCAGTACGGAGAAGAAGCTTTGGGCAACCAGGCTATAGCATACAAGAGCAAGAAGACGGGCGAAGTAAAGTGCCTCGGCGGTTGGTGCTTGCTGGATAGCGTAGAGGAGACGGGCCTTGAGTCCGACACCATCGAGATTGTTTCTACCCAAGAGGCGCTGCCTACAAAGGGGCGCGTTGTTTACACATGCGACGAAGCAGTAGACATGGGGCTCAAGAAAGGTGACGTGGTGGGCTTCAAGCAAAACAGAGACTACCGCATCAAGATTGACGACGTAGAGATGTATCGCACTAGAGCTCAAGACCTACTGTATGTCGAAGAAGAAGTTTGACACGGTAAGCGCCGCTAAAAGGCTTATGGCTTCTATGGAGGCGGCGATAGACAATATGATTGACGAGATCAAGAAGCCTGTTGATCCAGAGATCAACGGTAGCGCACGCAAGGCAGAGCTACAGTCTATTAAGCAGACAGCTACGGATTGTAAGGAGCTAATCGTTGAAAGACAGCGATTGGAGCAAATGATTAAAGACCTGCAGACAGATGGAGGAATTGAACAAGCAAAAGACTACAGCGGAGGTTTCGCTGAAAGATTCTCTAAATGATTGGAAAGAAATAGTATGGCAATACAATAAAACAGATTACAAGTTCTGGGAGGATTCCTGGAACGAGCTAGAAGATTGAGTTGTTGGTTTTTCGTCAGGCGGCCCTCTACGTATTGTGGGTTTATCAACTGGGACGTAGTTCAGTTGGTTAGAGCGTCTGTCTTATACACAGGAAGTCGTGGGTTCAAGTCCCACCGTCCCAACAATTTGTTATATTTGCTCCATGAGACTCAAACGCGACTACAAGAAAGAGTACGCTCGGTACGGTAAAAAGCTTAAGGCTAAGAGGTACAGGGCTAAGCTCAACGCCATAGGTAGGCGCCTTGGTACTTATGGGAATGGAGATAATATCGACAATGCACATACGGGCCGTTCTGACAGAACCAGACCCCAACATCAATCTAAAAACAGAGCTAAGAAGACTGGACCTAAGCACAGTGTTTGACGGCATGCACTCGTAGCTCAACTGGATAGAGCATCGCCCTTCTAAGGCGAGGGTTCGGGGTTCGAGTCCCTGCGGGTGTACTAAATTTAATTCAATGGCTAGTTACAAATGTCCCTGCGGGGAGACCAAGGAAGCCTCGGGCGTCAGCATTAGGTTTGTAGACGGAAAGGCTCAACACGACGTTCTATGTTCTTGTGGCGAACACATGGAGCTTGCTAACCCCAAAACAGGCGCCCCAAGCTTTAGAAGCAACCGCTGGGGTCAAGTATTCTAATGCAGGACTTTCTAGACTTCATGCAGGAGGTGGCGGGGTTCTACAATGCCTTCGGTACCGAAAACAAGACATACGACTACGACGGTGACGGCGTGGTTACTGTTCTTGACTGGCTAGAGTTTTTGTCTAATCAACCTTGGTTTTGAGTGGGCTAATACAAAATAAAGACTACGATGGGGATATTGTATCAATTTGCCCCCAGGGTACGCAAGGTGAAATTATCCAACTTGGTGATCTACTCATTGCACTTCCCGCTAAGCCTCCCAAAAAGAAAATTGAGGGACATGAAAGGTCAAAGCTCATGCAGCTGTGGGAAAGGACTCCTATGCCAGAGGAAATGTCTAGGATTAAGAGTATGGATGAGTGGGCCGAGATGCCCAGAGAGTTCAGAGAAAAGTTTCGTCCGTATGTCGAGGAGGAGTTTAGACGTAGGCGTGAGGGCTTTTGGTTCTATAACAACGGTGTCCCTACGTATATTACGGGTAGGCACTATATGATGCTTCAGTGGACCAAGATGGATATAGGATATCCTGACTATCTTGCGTTCCAACGTGAAATATTTCTACACATGGCTGCGTGCGAAGCTGATCCCCGTTGTATCGGTCAGCTATATACTAAGTGTCGCCGCTCTGGGTATACTAATATCTGTTCCGCTGTTCTCGTTGATGAGGCTTCTCAGGTTAAGGAGAAGCTTTTGGGCATACAGTCTAAAACTGGTAAAGACGCTCAGGAAAACATCTTCATGAAGAAGGTGGTGCAGATGTTCCGCAGCTACCCATTCTTCTTCAAACCTATCCAAGACGGAACCACGAACCCTCGTATGGAGCTGGCATTCCGTGAGCCCAGCAAGAGGATTACAAAAAACAACAAGACATCACACAAGGGCGAGGCTCTGAACACTGTAATTAACTGGAAAAACACAACCAACAATGCGTATGACGGGGAGAAGCTCCACATACTGTATTTAGATGAGGCAGGAAAATGGGAAAAACCTACAGACATAAGGGACGCCTGGAGGATTCAACGGACGTGTTTGATCGTCGGGCGAAAAATCGTAGGAAAAGCACTGGTCGGAAGCACCGTAAATCCAATGGACAAGGGTGGGAGGGAGTACAAGGAGCTGTGGAGAGATTCGAATCCGAGCGAGAGGAACGCCAACGGTAGAACAATATCAGGGCTGTACCGCCTATTCATTCCCGCCCATCAGTCCCTAGAGGGATTCTTTGATAGATACGGAGACGCTGTATCCAACGACCCACCTAAGCCTGTTGACGGTATAGACGGAGAGCCCATAAACATAGGGGCTAAGACTTACCTCAAGAACGAAAGGGATTCTTTGAAGAATGATGCCTCTGAGCTCAATGAGGTTACGAGGCAGTTTCCCTTTACTACAGACGAGGCCTTTCGAGACAGTATTGATGGTAGCCTTTTTAACGTTGGTAAGATATACGAGCAGATACAGTACAATGACGATCTGTTCCCGAATCCCGTAGTCATAGGTAACTTTGTGTGGAAGGGCGGGGTGCAAGACTCAGAGGTTGTGTTTTCTCCAGATCCGACAGGAAGGTTTAGGATTGCATGGATGCCACCTCCTGAGCTTAGAAATATCAAGAAAGAAGAGCGTGGGCAGAGGGTGCCGCCACACCAGGCACTAGGCGTTGGAGGTGTTGACTCTTATGACCTTGACGCTACAGTAGATGGCAGGGGGTCTAAGGGTGCGCTGCACTTGTACAATAAGTTTCACATGGAGTACCCCTCCAACATGTTCGTTCTTGAGTACGCATCTAGACCACCACTAGCCAAGATATTCTACGAGGATGTTCTTATGGCTGCTGTATTTTATGGGTACCCACTTTTGATAGAGAACAACAAGTATGGTATAGCTAGGTATTTCGAAACGAGGGGGTATGACGGATACCTTATGGACAGGCCCTCACACTTAAGCAGTGGGTCATCATCAGTAAAGGTCAAGACAAAGGGTATCCCTTCAAACTCACAAGACGTTATACAATCTCACGCTCAGGCCATCGAGGCCTACGTTCACGACCACGTCGGTATAAACAGGGATACAGGCGAGTTTGGATCTATGTATCTTAACCGAACGTTAGAGGATTGGATTGGATTTAAGATTACGGACAGGACAAAGTTTGACCTTACAATATCCTCTGGCTTGGCTCTTTTGGCAGCACAAAAGTCAAAACCCAAAGAGGCATCTAACTTCTCTGAGGCTAAGTTCTTTAGAAGGTATAAGACTATCGGCTGATTTGTTATATTTGCATCAATAATTACTGTAGATGTACAATACCTCAAAGACTAATCAGTCATTTCCTGATCCCCTAGCGCCAGCGGAAAAGAAGGCAGATAAGAGGTACGGATTGATGTACGCCAAGGCCATAGAGTCGCAGTGGCGTGGTGCAGGAGACAAGAACGGTCTCCAAAAGAAGAGAAGAAAGATATTCGAGAGAAACAGAAAGTATGCCATAGGCATACAAGACACCTCTATATATAAGAGGCTCCTGAATAGCCTAGACCCCAACTCGGGTGACGGCAGCTTGATGAACATGGACTACACGCCAGTACCTGTACTGCCTAAGTTTGTGAGAGTCGTAGTAAACAAAATCCTCTCCAAGAATCCCTACCCCAATCTTGAAGCTATAGACCCCTTCTCTTCTTCTGAAAAGAACAACGAGAAGCGTAGAATCAAAAATCAGGTAGAGCTCAGGGAGGAGCTAAAGAAGCTCAAAGAAAATACAGGTGGCCTTGTTCTTGGAGATGATCCTGATAAGTTGCCCGAAACTATGGAGGAGGCAGAAATCTACCTCGATAGCAACATTAAGACCGATGCGGAGATATCTGCACAGATTGCCACTAACCTTACGCTGTCTTGGAACAACTTCAATGATGGAACGTTTAGACGCTGCGTCAATGACCTCGTAGCCTTGGGTATGTCTGTGGTAAAAAGGTCCAACGACCCCAACTACGGCATCAAGGTAGAGTATGTAGATCCCGCTAGGTTTGTTCACAGCTATACAGAGGACCCCTCGTTTGACGACATCTTGTACGCTGGTCACGTAAAGACCGTAAGTATTGCCGAGTTAAAGAGGCTGGCAGGTGGTGAGCTAGAGGAAGAGGACTTTGAAAAGATCTCTAGAAAGGCCAAGGGTAAGTCTAGCTACACTAGGACTACACAGTACGACGACTTCACAGATAGAACGGCTTACGAGTATGACGAGTACTCACTAGATATCATGGAGTTTGAGTTTAAGTCTGTCGATAAGATGCACTTTGAGGAAAAGGAAAACAGACACGGAAATGTAAACTTCTTCTACGAAGGCTTTGACTACATAGAGAAGCAAAACAGTGTATTCTCAAGAACGCCTCACTGCATGCCCATCGAGTGTGTGTACAAGGGCATATACATATTAGGTACGGACCACGTCATAGGTTATGGCAAAAGAACCAATGTCCCTAAGAATGTCCACGACCTGAGCAAGGCTTCTTTGTCTTACTCTGTTGTCGCTACAAACATCAATCGCTTGATGCCTAAGTCTATGGTAGACAGCTGTGTAGGCTTTGCCGACATGCTTCAGCTGACTCACCTTAAGATACAGCAAGCTATAGCCAAGGCCAAGCCCGACGGCTTGATCATTGATATTGAAGGGTTGGAGAACGTACAGCTCGGTAAGGGTGGGGAGTTGCAACCGCTGGAGTTGCACGATATCTACGAGCAGACTGGCGTCTTCTACTACAGAAGCAAGAACCCAGAGGGAGGCTTCCAAAACCCTCCAGTTCGTGAGATAGGCAACAGCATAAGAAATATCAACGAGCTCATAGGTCTATACAACCACTACCTGAGAATGATCAGGGATACTACGGGTATCAACGAGGCCATGGACTCTAGCTCTCCCAAAGGAGATGCCCTGGTAGGTGTGCGTGAACAGGCTATTGCTGCGGGCAACAACGCGATCTACGACATCACCAATGCCTCTATGATACTTTACAAGAAGGTTTGTAGTGACGTGGTAAAGTGTTTGCAAATCCTGCCTGAGGAGTCCGTCATATTCAAGTCTTATGAGAACGCCATAGGCAAGGAGAACATGGAGGCTCTGTCTTCATTCAAAGATCTGCCTATGTTTAACTTCGGGGTGCAGGTGGTGAAAGAGATGGAGTCTGCAGATAAGCAGTACCTGGAGCAGAGTATACAGGTGGCCTTGGGCCAGAAGGAGATAGACCTTGAGGACGCCCTGTTGGTGCGCAACATAAAGGATGTCAATCAGGCGGAGAGACTCTTGATGGTCAAGAGAAAGAATCGTCAGAAGGAGCAACAGAAGATAGCTCAGCAGAACTCTCAGCAGCAGGCGCAGGTAGCTCAGCAGGCCGCACAAACCGCAGCACAGGCTAAGCAGCAAGAGATACAGATGGAAGCTCAAGTTGAGATGCAGAAGATACAGGCCAAGACTCAGGCGGAGATGGAGCTTGAAAAGCTCAAGCATCAGCACAGAAGAGAGATCGAGATGATTAGAGCTCAAGCCACCCTCGGATTTAGAACCGAAGACCAAGAGTTTAAAGAGAAGCTAGAGGTTATGAAAGACGAAGGCAAGGAAGCTCGCGTAAATCAGCAGGCAGCTTTGACTAGTAAACTCATGGCCCAGAAAGAGGGGACGGGATCCCCTATGCAGCCTAACGTAGAACCAGACATAACAGATCAATAATGGCAACAGTAAGCACCGACATTGCTCAGACTCTCGATATAACTCATCGCAGAGGAGACACCCTTCTGCTAAATATTAACTTTAAGGATTCCTCTGGATCGGCTTTAAATATAGATGGGTATACTTTTAAGATGGAGATACGTAGGGAAAACACTGACGACGTACTTAATGGGGCCCTTATAAGCACCAGTCCTACAATATCTTCGGCTGCCACTAATGGCATCATTTTGATAAATGTCCCGTATACAGACATGATCGGCCTTGTGGGGGGAGAATATGTATATGACATACAGGCTTCAAACAACTCTGGTATTCAAACATGGGTGACAGGTGAGTTTCTTGTAGAAGAGGACGTCACTGTAGGCGCATAAGTCATGGGTAAGCACTACAGTGTATCTGTAGACCCCTCCGTTAAGTCCTCTGACATATCGGTTGACGTATCTACGAAGTCGTCTGACATCACCATTGACCCTTCTGTGAAGTCCGTAGACATAACAGCCGACTCTGCTGTAAAGTCATCGGACATAAGTGTTGACGTTTCTGTGGCGTCTAGCAACGTCACTATTGATTCATCTATTCAGTCGTCAGACATATCTGTTGATTCAGCAGTCAAGTCCGTAGACATAAGCGTTGATTCAGCAATTAAGTCAGCCGATATATCCATAGATTATCAGCTAAGTCTACTGCCTCTGGTCTTAGATCTTAACGCTGCGAATTACGTTTCTGGACAAGCATGGGTGGACGATGTCTTCGGGCTCGTCTTTGATGCGTACAATTCTCCACAAAAAACAGAGGATGGGTATATAAGACTTGGTCTGGCTGATGGCTTCCCAGGCGCTGGTGGGGCTCACTTTCGCAGACAGGTAGTCACAGTAGCAGCGGGAGACGAAGGGGATATAGAGAAGTATACAAAAGACGCCTTCATACCTTACGACAGCAGCTTTACTGTAGAATTTGCTTTTAAGTATTCTGCGGGTATTGACCATTTGGTACCTATTGGCGCCGCAGCCAACAAAGACAACTTTAAGTTCTTCGGGTATACAGGCTATTATACTGAGTTCAGTGGAGGTGGATTTAATTTTGGAACATCAGCGCCTAGAATAGTGGGGTCTTATCCCGATGGCACCTCAATCGCAGACAAGTTGCGCATTCCGCACGGGCTTTCCTTTGAGGTTTATGCAGGTTCTCAGAGTGGCAATAGCTTTGGAGGCTCTAAACCCCCACATTCTAACTTGGTGGCGGGTACTTTTAACTCAGGCCAATCTGATGCAGATTTTGACCTTGGTATACCTGACAGCGGCATACAGTTTGCTTACGATGAGATTAAGTGTCAGTTTGTTATGGATATAGAAAACGGAGTCAGTAAGCTTTTTGTAAACGGAACATTAGAGTCTAGCACCTCCAGCGCCAAGGGTGTCGGTTTGTCTGGTTCAAATCAGATATTTAAAATAGGTCAAAATATGCAGGGTGGATGGTCTACGCCTCAGGGTATAGACGTAAGACGGCTTCGTGTGTACTCTAACGCCCTTAGCAACACACAGATTGGTGAAAATTTGCTAAGCCTCTAATTCATATATTTGCGTTATGCCACGAGTGAAGAAACGCAAAGCTAAGATGCCCAAGATGAAGATGGGCGTTCACAAGAGCCGCTCTGGTGGGCTTACAGCAAAGGGAGTGGCCGCATACAGAAGAGCTAACCCAGGCAGTAAGCTTAAGACAGCTGTAACGGAAAGCAAGCCTAAGGGGAAAAGAGCTGGGAGAAGAAAGTCTTTCTGTTCTCGTATGTGCGGTATGAAGAAAAGACTTACTAGTGCCAAGACTGCGAGAGATCCAAAATCACGCATCAACAAGGCGCTGCGCAAATGGAAATGCCGTTGCTGATGAAAACTGTAAAGGGAAAATCTAAGGGTAACTTCACCGTTACGAATAAGTCAAAAGACATCGACCCGCCATCAGGATTTCACTGGATGGAGGAGGGTGGTAGATATTATCTTATGGAAGGCAGTTACAAACCGCATCCAGGGGCTGTAGCCAAGGCTAAGTTTAAGATGGCAACACACAAAAAATGAAAGTGTACAAGAAAGGCGGTAAAGCCAAAAAGTCCTCAAAGAAGGACGCCTGCTACCATAAGGTGAGGTCTAGATACACTGTATGGCCCTCGGCATACGCATCAGGCGCTCTTGTGCGCTGTAGAAAGGTCGGAGCGGCCAACTGGGGCAACAAGTCCAAGAAGAAGTAATGGCTAAGGAGGGTCTCAAGAAGTGGTTTGGCAGGAACCAGGGCAGAGGCTGGGCTGACTGCAAAGCATCGAAGCGTGCTGGTAAGTTCGTGCCCTGTGGTAGAAAGAAGGCCAGTAAAAGCAGGGGTACTGGATATCCTGCGTGTAGGCCTACTGTAGCTCAGTGCAACAGCGCTGCATCTAAAAAGAAAAGCACCAAGAGGATATCATGGAAGAAGGGTACTACGGGCATGCGTTTGATCAAAAAATAACGGAA